TTAGCCGGTTTTTAGTAGTAGCCATTGGAGTAAGACTATTACGAAGTATACTAAACTAATTGACCCCATAAAAATCAGTATCCCTACAAAATTTATAAACATTGGACGCTGACGTTTTTGTGGAATTATAGTTATGCACTCAGCCAAGCCTTCCTTACACCTCACCGATAATAGATTCGGTAAAGATGAGTCCACAGACATGAGTGCACATGTAATGCTTTCCTTTGGGGCCAGATAGTCAAACATCATAATATATCTTTGATCAGGATCTATCTTTATCGTGTAATGCCTTGATGGCCAGACATTCAAATACATAGGCTTATAGTTAAATATAACCTCAAGACTTGTTGCTGGTTCTCTCCCTTCATTGTTTAATGCATACGATTCTGTATGAACCACTACCTTTTGTTTAGGCTGATTGTCACCTTCCGTAGTAACATCTTTATCTATCAAATAAGAGTACTGATGTAGCTTACCAAAGCTAATTTTTGCGTTATTTTTGAAAAACTTGTTAAGAAGTAATGTAAAGACAGGAACAACTACTGAAAAAATTTCCTTCCCATATTGGGTTAAGATGCTCATAAGATTCTGCCCAGAGTAAGTTTTAGTAGAGATAGTATACCGAAGTTGCTTTCTAGCAGAGTAGATAATTAGAATGAAAAGACACAAATTCACATTTTTCAAGCTAAAACACCTCCCTTGTATCGTCTGTATACTTTTCACCACTGTATAATTTCGTTTAGAGCATTTCAGTTTTTATAGTCAGTAATTTTACACACAGTCCGCACCGTTCCTAACATCACTAGCTTTCTATGCAATTTTTTCACTAACGTAACCGCCTACAAAAACCAGCATAAAATTTATTTTTTCTTTTTTATCTGATAGTTGCATTTATCTACTGTTCCATTACGGATCCTTTTCACTGAAATAAAGTGAAATTCTTTTCAATCTTTTCAGTTCACTTTCTCTGTGAAGCCGCCTGTACTGGCGCTGCCTGAGCTGGTGTTTTGTAGAAAAAGAAAACTGAAAAATTTTCCAGATCCAGAAACCGCAGGCGGGTGCGGTGTAGTGCCGTTTTTGTCTGCGAAAGATTTATTTTGTCAGCGTGTAGCGCCGTCAGCGTAACGTGACAGCACAGATCCTTTTGTGGTGTTGCGCAGTAGTGGTCAGATAAAAGAAGCGCTTAGAATGCGTCTGGTGAGGTCTGGGAATAGGTACAAAAAAGCCCGCATTACGCGCGGGCTGATGGGATGATCAGGCGATTATTTTCTGGTACTTACTCCGGGTCTGTCCTGCCCTCTCTGCCGTCTGGGTAAATGCTCCGGCATTGGTTGGCGTACCAACACTGGGGTGTGAATGGCTCGCACATTGCTGCGCCAGCTCTGCCAGTAAATCAATGGTATCCAGCATCATGGTCAGTGTGTTGACGCTCTCACTGCCAATATGGACGGTTGGCCCCATAATCTGCTGACCGCCCGCCGCCACCGATTTACGCAATGCGGCAATCTTTTCAGTCAGGGTTCCCCCAACATCAACATCCACGGCACCGGCCACCTTAGTGGACTGTTTCCCGGTTATGTCAGTTTCGTCATTCCCTTCAATGCTGGCCAGCCTGTTGCCTTTCACGGCCTGGCTGTAATCCCCTGCACTGACCTGCTGAATTGCTCCGGCCATCAGGGTGGCGGTACCCAGTACAGTGGTCTTATCGGTAGCCTTAATCGTGGTTTCACGGCTGACCAGATCACGCTGTTCTGTATCAGCTTTAACCATCCGCGCCATCGATGTTTCACTGATGGTCTGATCGGTCTGTCTCACCCAGTCGCCAGCCTGGGTAACACGCTGCGACACTTCCGCCCGCTGCTGTTGCAGCTGCTCACCGGGTTTAACATCCGGCAGACTGGTACCATCCGGCAGCGTCTGCCTGATGAACGGTTTATCCGGGCGACCTCCGGTAAACGCAACTTCAACCAGCGTCCCTTCTGGCGGGAACTGGAACATGCCTGAGTCATTCCCGGCCATAGGAACCGGCAGCGGCACCGCAGAATAAACCGGCGTCTGGTTGTCCGGGTTGCCGTCTGCATCAAGCAGCTGCACATCAACGGCATAGCGCGGCCGGAACGGATCGGCAAAATTACCGCTTTTCACAGTCTCACTGGGTGCCACCACTCTGGCCAGCTTTGGCAGGGGCAGCCCGGAAGCCAGTTCCGGGTAATGGCTTTCAATCTGACGCTGTGCCGGTGTTTTCTGTAATGGCTGACCTGTTGCGCGGTTTCTGGGTGTCCATGTGATAGCCATGGTGTCATTGGTCAGATGAACTTTGGTCACGCGTTCTCCGTTAAGCTCCACACCCGGCCGCAGACTCTGGATCAGTGGCAGCGTCATGGAATTACCGCCAGCAGCCCCCTGGCTGAACTCTGCCGGGATATCGACCGGACGATCGGCAAACATCGCTTTTTCCGCGCAGCCCACATACAGGGAACCATCCGGCAACTGGTACCAGATGTAATCCGGGATACTGAACGCCCTGCCCAGATTATTCAGCAACTGATAGCCAGTGCCATTGTGGGTGAAATGAGGGATCGGCTTATCGCTGTATGGGGCATCCGGCACACTGACAGCAATTCCGCTGTTTTCCTCCAGCCAGCTGGCTACCTTGCGCAAAGTGGGATGCTGAAATGAACATGGCCACATCCTTTCAAATACGCCGACCAGCTCGCGCACAAACAGACGCTGAAAACCGTTTTCGGCAGGTTGTGAGCGTTCCACATAACCTGTAAACCAGCGCAAAAGCAGATCGGAATACCCCACATCCAGCCGTACCAGTTTCCCGGTGTAATCCGTGGCTGTCTGCGCAGTGATAAATCCCCGGCCACAGCTGTTCAGTTCCAGCACCAAGCTGGCATCAGCCAGGTGAACTTCATCCGTTGAAAGGTACAGGCGTTTAACTGGTTTCATCATTAACCCAAAGCATCATTGACGGGTTTCAGCACCCGTTTTTCAAACCACGTCAGTTTTTCTTCATCTTCTCCGGCACTCTGGCCGCCAAGCTGTCCGGCATTACCGGCCGTCTGTTTTTTGGCAGACGTTTTACCTGTTGCCCTGGCTTCCCGCTTTTCCTGCACACTGATATGTTCTGCCAGCGTAAACGTGACCAGCCAGGCCATTTTCCCGTCCTGCTGCGGGGCATCTAGCATTCCGCTGAATGTCGCCTCACGAAAATTCACGGCTCTGGCCACTTCATGCGCCACGCGGTATTTCTGACGGTTTCCTCCGGCATCCGTGGCGCTGGCCAGTTCGAAAATACGCTTCAGGATCTCAGGGCTTTTAAACGGAATTTCGCCGCTGATACGCAGCTCTTTCCCTTTTGCCCCCTGTTCTGATTTGGTTGTGGCACTTGTCTGGCCGGACTGGTCTTTATCCTGAAACTGCTGCGATACGGTCACACGCATATTTTTCAGTTGGATAGCCTCACCATTAAGTGCCAGCGTTGGGATCGAAGTCATGAATCATTCCCTTTATTCCATCCAGATTGTCACCGACCAGCATCACAGCCGCGGTATAGACGGCTGACGGTTGCGGGATATCCTTTACCAGTTCCAGCAGCGTGGTGGCCGTATCGCCGGTGCTGGTAAACACCCATGCTCTGGCACTTTTCCCCTGCAAATCATTCAGCCCGCTGGCCACATCACTGATCAGGCTGTCGCGCAGCTGCGCGAACTCACCCAGTTGCTGCTTTAGTCCGTCCAGGCTGAATCCCGCACTGGCCGCTTTTTGTGCCTGACTGACAGCTGCCGCAGACAATGCTGCCCTGCTGGTTGGCACAGACAGCGGAATAGCCACCGGCAACCCCGCCCCGGCTTTAGCGGGGATCTGCATTTTTTCGACGGCCAGCGCCGCAGCAGATTGTGCCAGGCGCTTGACCTGCGTGAATGCCGGTGCCGGGAAAACATCTACCAGGCCATTGAGGCGGGTCATAAAATTCTCATGTGTCTGGCCTGTCACCATCATGATCATCACATCGGCATTCCCGCCCGTTCCGGCCAGCCTTTCAGCAAGATAGCGGACGGCATTCACCGGGCTGAGATATGCCCCGTTATCCGTCTGTTGCCCCAGACCGTTTATCCACGGATGCGCCGGAACTATGGAACAATTCAGCGCAGCCAGTGAGTCAGTAAAAGCCAGACGCGCTTCACGCCACATCAGGCACCTCCGGCCAGTTAATATCTGGCGCAGTGCTCAGATCCAGACGGCGTAAAGCAGTGCGGTAGGCGCGCAGTGTCGCCAGCTCTGTTTCCTCATCGGATGAAATATCACCGTCTTTTTGTGCGTCCTCCAGCCAGTCAATACGCGTTGTAACCTCAGCCATGCGGCTGTCACGTTCCGCTTCAGCGTCAGCCAGGTGATTGCGGATTTGCTGCAATTTTCCGTCTTTATAAAACCAGTCATCCCCCAGAGTGACGCGCAAATTAGCTTTTGTGGCCGGAAGCTCTGCAACGCTCATATTGACCGGAAAAAAGGCATGAATATTTGTCGTGAATGTTCTGACACGACCATCATCGTCATAGCCAATTTTCAGCGTTTTAGATTCATCAAATAACTTAATAACGTCATACCAGTCATTGCCTTTATCATCCTGCAAAAACAGAACGTTCTGACCGTCAATAATCTTGGGTCTGTCAGTAGTGTCTGGTGTATATGGGGTGAATTTGCCAAAGCTCTGCATCTTTATTTCCTTTTAATTGATGACATACCAGGTGTTATTCACAAGTTTTCGTGTATAGCGGATCTGAATCCAGCCAACGTTGCTGGAACCGCCCACCATTGAAAAGTTATACATAGCCGCACCATCAGTCGGGCGCATATACCCACGGCCATCCCAGAACTGAAATTCAGAAGGCGCAGTCAGGTCGATATTCTGGACAAAGTTTTGTAATACCCATGCTTGTGTTGCGTAATTATCCCTTGGCTGGTAACGAGCATCAAAGTTTGCGTAGCTGGCAGGAAATATCTGCCCCCCACATTGCCAGTGTCCATTTTCATCCAGATAGGCTTGACCATCAGTTCCATTTTCTGAACGGGATTTATTTATCATGTATATCCCGAACTGATGATTACCCAGCCCGCCAAGGATAAAGTGTCTGTCCGGGTGTTCCTGCCTGACAATTGCCGATGCGCCATCTTTGTCCACAGGTGCAACGCTGGAAAAACAAATCTGATCGCGCATGTAAATCCAGCTCCCCGTTGAGCCAAATATCTGCGCGCCACCGGGAACAATTCTCATCACCTGACGACTATTGGAATAAACATCCAGAACGCCGTCACCGTTCTGTTTAAGACCGGTATCGTTGTCGCCCAAAACAATTGAGTTACCACCAAGGGCACTCTCAATCCCAATACCCAGCGCACCGTTAATCTGAGCACCACCGCTGGCGGATAATTTATGAGACATCGCAATCTCACCCGTTCTCAGATCAATGCTGAGTGGTCGCAATGGGCCGATATCACCATTTTCTCCCTGATTTTCCAGAGTAGGGATAAGATGCAGGTACTCTTCCGAACGCCGGAAAATCAGGCCAAACTGTTCATTAAATATCCTCAGCGCATTAGATCCCGGGATTTTCAACTCACCGCTCATGGTGTCGCCTGAACGCTTCAAATCTCTGCGCCAGCCTGGCAAATAGCCATCACCATGATTGGTGTAGGTAAATTGAGCGCTGAGAGCGCCTTCACCTGTCGTGGCTGTAGTGACACGAATCGTCATCGCGCCACGGTCGCCCATTACCTCGACCACAGCCCCAGCCAACTGGATATTCCCACACCCCGTATCAGTGATGGTTCGATTATCACCGTATGACCATGAACCTTTGCACATCCAGTACGGATGATTAAATGCCCCCTGTGTTTCAAGCCAGACAATAAACTCCGCAGTCGTCCAGTTGCCGCGTCCACCAATGCTTATTCCGCCACTGAAAGCCCTCGCAGCTCCGATATTTCGCACGAATAATTCTTTGTCGGGAATATCTCCGCCGTTCTGGTCTTTAGCCAGTCGCTTATTGGCATTGTCATTAACTACTTTTAGCGCCTTTGACGTGGCTGCAAGCTGTTCAGAATCACTGTCCGTGGCACTGCTTAACTGCACAAACCCCTTTTCACTGGTTGAGGCATCAGGATGATTTCGGGACTGCTCATGCTTTTTTAGCGCATCGCTGGCCACCTGCTCATTTAGCGACCCTTTAGGCCGTAAATCAGTGATATTGCCATTTACATCAACACTGGCCACAGCAAACACGTAATGCTGCACACCGTTCTGCACGTAATCAGCCAGGTTTTCCGCCACGGTGATTTTGCTCTGAACATTCCAGACACTGGTCAGTGTTCCCGTCCAGCACACATCCAGCCAGACTTTGACCGGCTTTGTCGTCACAGTGATATTCTGATTTGCAGCCAGTGACGTACGCAGTCCCGCCACATAGCCGGTGCCTTTGGTGACAAAGAACTGATTGCCCGTTTTACCGACCAGATAACCATCGCCAAAGAATGCCGCAGCGCCGTAAATATCCGCATTTTCCAGGCGCTGACGCTCATCTATCCCAGCCATACGCGCCGTGAAGTCAATCTGCCAGGTCTCAGCCGGTGTAGTAATCCCGGTTTCGGTCTGTGCGCCGTTGTACTCCATCAGAAACGAACGGGTAAGTACGTTCCCCTGCTGCCCTTCCGCTGTTTTCAGCTTTTGCTGCACAGGCGCATGAACAATCATGGCCAGGGTGCCGCTGACCTTATTCAGCAGACCAATCCAGTTGAAACTGAAATCGCCCACGTCAGCACCCAGAACGGCGGAATACACCACGCCATTTTCATTCACCACGCCAGTGCGGGTTACAGGCTGCCGGTGCACAATCTGCTCCACAGGCGGCATTGCTTCACTGCGATCAACGGGTGTATCCGGGTTCAGCCCTGGCACATTCGCAAACACAAATTCATCCAGTAACACCGGCTCGCCGGTTGCACCCTGCTGTGCTTTCCAGTGCTCAAATGCCAGCGTGATAGCTGTCTGTGACATAAAAAACTCCTTACAAACCAGCGCTGAATGTCGCGCTTCGGGTTTCCGTCCCTGCTAACGAAGCCGGATAAACCACGTATTCCCCCTGATCCCATCCGGCTCTGATAGCCATTTTTTCCGATGTGATCACCTCAAACTGATAACGGCGGCATGTTCGCCCGTACTGCCGGATTATCTGGATAAGCAGCTGCGTGTTGTCCGCTATCTGGCTGTCTGTCACACGTACCAGGATCACATCCCAGTCAATACCCGGCTGACGCTCCCGCAGCTCCACATATCCAATGCCCAGCCGTTCAAAGATGTTGATAAATCCCTCAACGGAACCGGCATCACGCGCATTCACGAAGGCAAACGCCACCCGTTTGCGGAACAGACTCAATGGCTCACCATCAAAGCGGGTAATGTCTCTGTCATACGCCAGCAGGTTCAGTAATGCCGGTGTGCAGGTCAGCGGATCAAACTGGTTCAGTGGCCAGGTTATCCAGCCGTAAACCTCCGTCCAGAATCGCCGGGCTGTTTTCAGCAGCTTGTTCGGCTCCCCCTGATTCATCCAGGAGGGAAGCACCATCCCGGCCAGCTTTTTCATGAACTCATTCATTTTCCAGACTCACTACCAGTGACTTCAGGCGCGGCACATTCAGCTCACTGGTAATATCACCCAGTGAAAAGGACAGCGAATCCGCCAGCGCAAAGGTTTTGTGGATCTCCCGTCCCAGCTGAGAAAACGAGAACCGCGAATATGGCCACGTCTTTCTGACGTCAAAATCAGCGTTTTCACGAAAAGCACAGCGGATCATGTTTTCAATCCCGGCCTTCAGGCTGTTCCGTTCATCGTCTGTCAGGTTGGCCAGATTTCTGACATACACAGTAACGGCCAGATCGTGACGGGTTTCCGGCATGGCATAACACTGCATATCGTCGCCGTGGCCGTGGTGTCCCTGCGTGTTGATGTAATCATTCACCGCATTCACAAACGGCGCGGAAGCCACCCCGCTGTCCAGCAATAAATAGGCGTTTGCGGTACCCGGTCCCCTCGGTGCTTCATGCTCAAAGAAAATCCGTTCAATACTCAGCCCGGCAACACCGGCAATCATTGAACGGTAAACCGCATCCGTGTGGTAATTGCCCACCAGGTTGAACTGGTTGCGGCAGCGTTCACGCAGTTCATCATCACTTTCTTCATCGGCACCCGGCACTGTCAGCCAGTTTTCCTCACTGGTCACATGGCTGATACCATCCACGGCCACAGGCAAAATGCGGTAATACCCTGGCGCAAGGTTATAGGCTCCCCCGGTTCCGGTGGCTTTCACCGGCAGCAATGCGCTGGCTGTACCGGAAGGGATCACCACATCGCCCGTGGTCGCCAGCTCGTACACCCTGCCGTTGATGCGTTCAGTCTGGATAACCGTCCCGGCCTTCACCGTCACAACGGCTCTGGCATCTTCCTTAAAGAAGCGGATCACACCCTGCGCAGCGCTGGCGGGTTTCGCCGTCACGTTCACCGCCCAGGCCAGCAGACGCAACATGCTCCCGCTGGCCGTGGCCACAAACATATTGGCCAGCACTGTGGACACCAGAACCTCTTTCAGCCACATCACCGGCGCAGTCACAATGGCCGTGACTAACCGCCAGAACGGTGACATGCGGGATGTGTTGGTGATCATGCCTTCCTCAGCCGCAATCGCATTAAAGCGATCCCGCACTTCAGATTCCGTCACCGGCATCCCGCTGGCCTTCACCACTTCCTCAAAATCAACCTGCGGTTTTTCTGTCATAAATCCACCTGCGCAGAAATGCCGCCAAAATCATAGGTGCTGGCCGTTATCCATAATCGTTTATGGCTTTCCTCACTGATTTCCACTGTTCCCGGAATAATCCGTTCATCATCTTCAATCAGTAATTCCATACGGGTAAAAATATCCGCCCGCATTGTTGGGCTGCGTTCGGCAATCAGTTCCGTTGCCAGTCCGCTTTCAATAATGGAATGAATAATGTCCTGTCCGATACTTTTACGGTTATTACACAGTTCAGGTTCATATCCGGTATTCAGAACAAAATCACCGCCCTGAATAAGCAAATCAATATAAAGGCTCTCACTCATGCGCCCAGCTCCTGAAATTCCATTAACTGACCGGGTGTAATCATTTCTTTCGGATAAATGTTTACCGTGTCAATTTTCCGGCTATTGTCGGTCACGGACTTAGCATTACTGTTAATCGTTTTGGTAATTCCGCCCTTCTCAATGCCTTTTAATTCACCTCCGGTTAAAAGCCTGTCTGGGGTGAAACTATTTTGTGTCACCGCAGGAAGTGCGCCTTCAGCTTTCGCGGATTGTTTTAACTCTGATACCGGATACACCGCTGTTTCATTTTTAGCGATACCTGCTGAAGCAGCGCCCGCCAGTTCAATATCAACACCCGGAATATTATTTAATTTACTTACAATCCAGTTCCATGATTTCAGAAAGCAGTTTTTAACCGACAGCCAGACATTATCAAACAATGACACAATGCCCGTGGCCAGCCCGCTTAATGCCTGAGAAGGAGAAAACCCGGTCAGCATGGAAATAAAACTGTTCCAGCCTTCGCTGATAAACTGCCAGGCTGAAGCAAACACCCCGGCAAGCCATGCCACTACCCTGGCGCATGCCTGAAATGAAGCGGTATCCATGACCGCGTTCTTTACCGTGTCCCAGTGTTTAATCAGCAGCCAGCAACCGGCAGCAAGTAAGGCAACTGCACCAATCACAAGCAGGATCGGCCAGCTCATCAGATTGATACCTATCCCGGCCATCATTGCCGCCATACGAACGGCCAGCAACGTACCGCGCAGAAATTTCAGCGTGGCGTTCCAGGCAACCACGGCAATGTTCCCCAGCCAGACAGTGGCGGTGTAGATTTTCGTGACGGCTGTCAGCGCTACCCAGATCCCGCGCAACCCCATCATGATGAATCTGGAGACACCCATCACGATATTGGCGACTGCGCCCACAGCCGCAAAGCTGAGCAAGGCCATTGCCGCATACCCGACAACACGCGCAATGTTGGGAAACAGCTGCATCCAGCGGGCAAAGGTCTGCCCCATATCGGCCAGACGATTCAGTACCGGATATAACACCGGGATCAGCGTCAGGCCGATCACGGTCTGGATAGCCTTCAGGATTGCGACAAAGCGATCCCACGGCTTCACCATTTTCTGCGCCATTTCCTGGGTACGCTTCAGACCATCAGCACCGCCCAGTTCTGTGATATTGCGCTGAAGCAGCGCCACATTGCCATAAAGGTGTTTCACCACAGCCGAACTGTCACCAAATGCCGCATCCAGTTCAGCCTGGGCTTTCAGGTTCCCTTCCAGGCTTTTGCCATACTTGCCCTGTAACTTGATCAGCATTTCAGGCATGGACAGCATTTTGCCGGTGGAATCCGTGAAGGACAGCCCCAGCTTTTTACCGCCCTCAATGGCTCCGGTCATAAAGCCTTCATAAGCGCTGCTGGCTTCCGTGCCCAGTGTCCGTTGAAGCTGTCCCAGCACGGCCAGCTGTTCATCCAGCCCCACGCCGTAGTTGGTACCCACACCGCGCGCCCCTTCCATCAAATCCTTGATAGCGGCCATTTCCGTGCCAAAGGTTTTGCGCATGTACACCATTTTTCCGGCCAGCTGTTCAGCAAACTCAACCTTTCCCAGCCGGTTGGCATCGGCGGAGAAGTTACCGAACATCTGCCCCATAAACTCAGCGGTTTCCGCTGCGGTGGATTTGAGCGCAAACGCCAGGGTATTGGCGACTTTCGTCACTTTCGGCAGTTCATTCCCGGTCAGCCCGGCAATGGACGCATTTATACTTTCCGTGGACTGGACGAACTCCACCGCGCTGGCACCGTAGGTTGTACTGAAGCGCAGCGCATCACGCTGAACGGCCTTAAGAGAAGAATCATCGATCCCTTTTGCGGCCGCATCATTCAGCGCGTCATACATTTCAATGGCGGGCATCAGCGCACCTTTAATGGCCATCCCTGTACCCGCCAGCGCCAGAACGCCGCCGCCAATCTGCATAAAGGCTTCTTTTGATTTTTCAGCAAAGCCCGTTACGTTGCCCTGCGCCTGTTTTAACGGGCGGGACAATTTATCAATCAGGCTTAATGTAAAATCTAACTGTTTCATTCAGTGCCTTTAAATGCTTTAGCCACGCCATTAGCCACGGCTATTCCCGTATATTCCCAGTGACGGTTATCCAGCCATATAGCGGCAGCAATATCGTCAACAGAATCCTGACCATGTGGTAAATAATGACGACGGAGAATTAAATACTGTTCGAGTCCATTTCGTTCAATATCATGGACTCGCTTTGTCAGTTTTTTACTTCAATCTCCAGTTCCGGCGCGTAAATATCATTAACCTTACTGACCAGTTGCAGTGCTGCACCCGGACGTTTTAATACGTCAATCAGTGCTTCTTTCGTTTCCGGGGTAACAATACGCATCAGATAATTATTTGCAGGTGCAACTTTATTATCCATCGCCATTTCATTAATCAGTTTATTGTAGGCAGTCTGATTAGGTTCAAAAACAATATCCGCACCACAAACACACAGTTTAATTTGTTCCATAAATAACACGCTCTCTTAAATTAATTTCATCAACTAACTGATTATGACGCGCCGCACACTGACCATATATTTCAAGGTAAACAGTCAGCAGTTCCGCTGCATCTTTACCTGTTGCCCCGTTCAGGCGCGGCAGCTGCGTGGCGCATCGTGTTTTCAGGTTTTCCTGATAACGCACGTTCGGTACCGGCGACGGCGCTGTTGTACATGCTGACAAACTCATCAGACAGGCACCTGTTAGTAAAAACCGGCTTAAGCACTTCCGTGCGGATCTCTCGCGGTTGCGCATTTCTTAGCGCCTCCAGTTTATCTTCCAGCGCCCTGGCGGAATCACTGGCAATGCCCTGCATAGCCTTTCGCGATTCATTACCCGCCACCTGCGCCGCCGTATTGATTGCCAGCTCCAGACTGTCGCGCCGCCAGTCAGCTGTCAGCCAGCCCCAGACAAACGCCAGCGCCACCACAACCAGCCACTGCGCGTGACTCATCAGCGCACCCCGTTATGTTCCAGGCTGAAATGATTACCATCCGGTCTGGATTTGAAGCGCCCGCCCCAGCTTCCGCCCAGTGATTCCCAGTATTCACCCAGCGGCAGATAGTCCTCTGTACGGGTCTGGTACTGGCCATTCACAAACAGGTTAAAATCCACGGCCAGACGCTGGGTGTGCAGACTGTTCGAAATACCGCTGCCCTTCTTCGCGTTCAGCGCCGCCTGTTCCGGGGTGCGGTACGCTTCACCAAACGTCAGCCGGTAGCCGCGTTCTTCCGCCCAGTGGATCAGATTGGCCACCATGACAGTAAACAGCTGCTGCTTTTCACTTAACGTCACTTGCTGCCCCCTTTACCTAAAAAATCGATCCCCTTTCGGCGCAGCCAGGCTTCAACGCCATTCAGACCGAGAATACCCAGCGCGGAACCAATCCCGGCCAGCGCCAGTGGATGAATATCCGGGACAAAGTACAGTGCCACCCCAGCCGCAACCGACAGGGCGCTACCGACAATGACGCGCCCCGCAACCAGCCGCAGAGTTATCGGCTCCCCACTGCTCAACATTTTGCCCAGCGCAATCAGCGCCCCCATCACCGCCAGGGCAATAAACCCTTTCTCATAGTCCTGCATCCCTGCCCCCTATCCGATCAGGTTTTCCGTGGCTTCCGCTTCCAGATACGGCACACCGTTGATGTTCACGAACTTGGGACTGGTCACAAAATATTTGATTTTGTGCGTCGCCACACCACCGCCCTTTGGATCGATATCCAGCAGATTACTTAGCTGGAGTTTGTTGCCGAACGATTCCACTTTCATTTCTTCGCTGCCCGCTTTGGCATAGAAAAGAAAATCCAGCGGCGGAATACCACGCCACGAACCTGCGGCGCGGGCTTTAGCCGTCAGTACGCCCAGCACTTTGGAACTGACTTCAATTTCTCCCTCTGCGGCCACATCACCATCAACATGGCCATCCGGCACACCACGGGTCTGGGCGGCGGCGCTGTTATCCGTGATATCGAGTGTGATTTTCTCGATATGGATCAGATCGCCATCAAGATAGGTATCAAACGACATACCCGAAATACGTTTACTCATGCAGCGCCCTCCAGACTGGCATCCAGTAACAGACTGATGGTGATTTGCAGCGGAACTTCCCAGGTGCGTACCACCAGATAAATATCCACCGTCTTTTTGTTCTTCCAGACAATGGTCACGTCACCGTCCTGCGGCGGCTTTACTTCCCCCGGAAATGACACGCCATTGATACTGGCCGCTGTGGACATTTCACGCAGTGGACGCGCAAACAACGTCTGGTGTGCAGCGATGCTGCCCGGTGTGCTGTTCAGTGAGCGATCCGCAATTTTGCTGATAGCCAGCAGACGTACACGACGCGCCGCTTTATCGGCAACACGCAGGGTTTCAATAGACTGATAATCGCCGCCTTCCACATCCAGCGTTCGCCCGTCAGCCCAGTAAAAGCCGTCATAATCCGGGTACCACATCGGCACACTAAAGCGTTGGGCTTCCAGTGCCTGAAGTGTGGCCAGCTCCAGTACTGCCCCAGTACCATCAACCGGCATTTCATCACTGCCCAGATTCAGCAGCGCCCCGGTTTTCACACGGGCGGGACTGTCTGCGATAGTCACGGCACGACTGCACAGACGGCCAGCCAGCACACCCGGCTCATTTCCCCACAGACGCGGGACCAGCTGCACCGCCTTCTCTGCAATCCCGTCCTGGATGGCAGACACACGGGTCAGGTAATCCGCCTGGGCTTCTTCTTCCTGCATTCCCTGCACGGCCAGGATGAACCACACCCAGCGCCCATATTTGGAAATCAGCGTGGATCGTAACGTCGCAGCCTGATTCACCTGGGCTTTGGCCGTCACATCACTGGACAGCACTACCCCTTCCACCGAACACACCACCTGTGCAGCCAGAACCGCTTTCACCCAGGCATCGTCCTCAGCATCTGCGGGCAGCACATGAATAAATGCCCACCAGTTCTGACCGGCGTTTGCCAGTGCCGCCAGAACATCGCTTTTCAGTGGGCTTTCCCCTTCTCCCAGAAGTGCATCAAAATCACTCTGGGCATTCACCGCCAGCGTTTTCCCCACATTTTTGGTACCCGTACCGATAAACAGCAGCGTGCGTTCCACTTCATTGGTTTCACCCAGCAGCTGGTTTACCTGGTTCACGGTCACGTTTGGCCAGGTCATGCTTTCCCCTTAATATCCTGCGCCTTAACATCCCAGCCAAAGCCGATGGCCTGAAGCTGACGCGCCAGCGCGTTATCAAATTCATCGTCACTCATGCCCAGAAATACACGGGCAGGAAGATCCACTGTCCAGCTGGTTTTCACCGCTTTACCGCTGAGTTTTCGAATCAGTAGCCCCGCCCGGCTGTATGGCATCGTTTGGGTTAACTCGCCCAGCGTGGGCTTTTTCCAGCGTTTACCGGTGCGTACCCGGTACCCCAGCGCCCGCAGTTTTTTGGCCTGGGCTGGCGTGGCCATTTTTCCGGCCTCCACCTTCCGTGGCTGACTGCGACGGCTGACACTGACGCGCATCCCGTTTTGTTGCGCATATCCGACTGTCCCGGCCGGTACCGGCGTTTCCCCGTTCCGGTAGCCACCACCCTGCAAATAAATCCGTACCGCCTGAATTTCTGGCATTTCACGGATATGCAGCAGTTTTGGCAGGTTCCGCAGCATCTTCCCTTTGCGCTTCGTTTTACGCCCCGGCCACTTCTGGCCATCCGGTGCTTCCTGATTGCGAACGTGCCGTTTTGCGGCGGCAATCACGCCATATTTGGCCAGCCTCCAGATAAGACGCTGGCGCTTTTTGGGCGGCAGCTCCATGCTGGCCAGTGATTTACGCAACTCTGCCAGCTGTTTTTTATTCAGCTCACCACCGGCAATCATTCGTTACTGCCTACCGGCGCACCGGTTTCATCCACGCCATAAATATTGGCGGTGATCGCTATCCAGACTTCAGGGTTAACCAGCGACCAGCGTTTTCCCCGCCACGGGATCGCCCCGTTTTCGTCCTCCCTGATCACCAGTTCTTCCGCCATTGGTACCGTCAGCACAATGGTGGCGGTTTCCTCATCCTCCACTGACACATCCCAGTCCGGTTCAGCTTCAGTCAGGCCGACTTCATCCAGTAATTCCCTGTCAGCCTCATCCAGCCACGCGGCCAGCAGCGACATGAGCAACTGCGGCGGACACAGGCGATACGGGAAACGCTGCCAGCTGATTACCGCGTCATAGCGAATCACCGCCTGGCGGTACTGCCCCAGCCCGTAATCCTTCGCGGCGGGGATGAACTTCATTTCATCCAGCACACTGTCAAATGACTGCATGGCGCGCGGCGGCACGTTTTGCTGAAAAAATGCAGTCAGGCTCTCAAGCTGCGTCTGGCTCATACTTTTTTCACCGTTGCACGTTTAAGCCCCTTCATGCGGCGGATAACCACTGAAGCCTCAGCCAGTAACCCGGCGCGGGTTTCCATACTTTCCTGTCCCGGATGGGTTTCACGTCGCCCTACAGTGGCGAACTCCCCCAGCAGATCCGCTTTTGCCCTGGCAAATACCGCTTTCATGTACTGGGCACACAGACTGTTAAGCCCGCCCATTTTTACGCCCGGAACATCTGCTGCCAGCGTGTGGCCTTTTGCTTTCCAGCTGGCCTCCACGTTTTCCAGCTCGGCATTCACCTCCGCGACTGCGGCCAGCAGCGCCTGACTGATGGTGTCCGCGTCGATATCAGCTGGCAGTGACCGCTGCGCCTGAAAGTCCTTCAGATTCAGATCCGGCCAGAACCCGTTATTCGTCAGCGGCTCATCCTGATAATCCAGCGGTTTTCCGCTAAACATAATTCCCCCGAAAAAGGCGGACTGACCGGTTTCCACGGCACAGTGACACACGGAGTGTTCTGCCCTCCACCGCGTCCGCCTGGCTTGCGGTAGTCTTTACCCCTGCGTCAGTTTTCGGATACGGGCGGCAATCGTCTGCCGTGCCGTTCTGACGCCGATTTTTAAATAGTATTTTTCTGCGGTGGCCAGCAGTTGATCGGCTTTCTCCAGCGTTTCAATGTCGTCCACGCCCGCAGCCGTTGTCTGACCATCTTCGCCGCGCAGCAGCTCCAGCCCGGCAAACTTGAACCACTTGGCCGTGACCTGTTCATGCAGCCGCCAGGTACTGGCGACACGCTCAAATGTGCGGGAAAAATACGGCTCAACACTTTCCCCGCGCCCTGATGTTTCCTGCGCCCAGGCCAGCATCGTATCGGCCACGAACGTGGGAAAATTGCTGCGCAACCGATCCGGGGTTGCCTGCTGCTGGCTGATTGCAATGTCAGCCCAGTCCAGCGCCTTATCCAGATCGCCCACGTCAAACAGCCAGATAACACACCAGGCAAATACCGGGTTGGCGTACACCTGCCCGCTTTCCAGATACGCTTCCACAGTGGGTGTCCAGCGCGGCAACAACACATCCCGCTTAAACTCAGCGCGATCCGCGATTGTCGGCAGGTTACGGGCATGTTCCACATCCATTTCCAGCGCCTTAATCAACAGGTGCATGCTTTCTGTGGTTTCCAGTGCCTGACTGCGTTTCAGCTTTTGTTCCATCGCAATGCGCTGGCTGTGACGCTGCGCGGGAGAAAGTGCCATTTATCAGCCCTCTGCTGGTTCGGAAACCTTGCCAATGGTCACGGCGGATTCATCAATGGCCGCATACAGCTCCGGCACTTCAACCGCATAGCCTTCATTGCGCAGGTATTTGTTTTCGAACTGCTTACGGTCTTCAACAAATTCCGCCTTACGCATGCGGGTGTTGCGCTGGGTGTAAATATGCAAATTAGAAAGCGGCGTGACGACCATACGTTTACCCGGCATAAACGGCGGGATAACAGCAGGACGGCCAGCAATGGTGCTGCCCAGCATCTGCGCCGCAATTTTCTCAGTCGGGCGGTCTGCGGCCTGATACAGTCGGTATTGTTCAGCAGCAACCAGATCGGCACCGACCAGAACCACCAGGCGCGGGTCATTGCGGAACTGGGCAGGAATCTTGGCGTTAATCAGGTCAGAAGCCATTGCATCCAGTGACTTGTAATCACCGGCCTCATCCAGCACGACCGGATCGGTCATAATCTGATTACCACCCAGCAGCGTTTTCATACGCTCATGCCAGCCGATGTTGACATCTTCACCGTTCGGGTTATCCGTTGGATTCGTCGTTTTTGCACGGCTCTTACCGTTAAAACCAATACGCAGCATATCCAGCGCAAACGCCTGTGTGGTAAACGCCTGGACCAGGTTGTAAAACTCGTTTTCGTCCTTACCGGCATTGGCCCAGACCGAAAGCAGATCCCAGCGCAGTGCGGCGCAGCTGTCTGTTTCAACCAGTGAGTAGTCATTGCCATCCACGCCGACCTGGCGAACAAAACGGCCATTTTCACTGCGGCCGGTATGCAGCACGGAGGAACCGACAGAAATCACCTGGCCACTCAGCTGGTCAACATCCAGACAGGTGATCATGTTCAGGAACTCCACGGACTCCAGCAGCGCCAGACGCAGCGCATTTTCCTGCGGATCATTCAGGGAAAAATAGCGACTGGTATCACGTGCACCAAACTGCTGCGCCATACCACTCGAATATTTATCCAGTAAATCCCTTGCACGATTATTAAGGTGCATAAAACTCCCTCGCGATTAAGCGATAATAAAAATGTTTTGTACTAATTAACGTCAGAACGTATTACAGGAAATTAAATTTACCCGCTTTTTCTGAAATCTTGCGCCCTGGTGTACGGGTGGATTTATTACCCAGATCGTTAAAACGTTGAACGATATCTTTTGCATTATCACGAATAGCCGCAAATTCTTCGGTATCGACCACTTCCGCAATAGTATCAACATCACCCTGAACATCATTGAGCTGATTTTCAATTTTGGCCACACGGCCTTCCAGTTCGTTTACCACGTTGGCCAGCGCCTGTAACTTATCATCACCCTGCGAGGTATCATCAGGCGGCGTTTCATCTTCAAACTTCGGTTTAATACCAAACAATTTTTGCCAGTTCTTCATTCGTATGTCCTGTTTAATTTTTCCGTCACGGGAAATCACACAACTGTAATATCCCTGCTTAGATAATTTTTTGCGCCGACTACTAAAGCGCAGCCGTGTGGTGCCAACACTGGCGGGAGTATCTGTTACCGCCAGCCCCTTGAGGTATGTACGCCCACTACCGCGCCAGTTCTCATCCGGTTCAATCGAGAAGAACAGGAGCTGATCTTCATGGTTGGCGAAAATTAAACGCATATTCGGGCAAAGGCTGACATAAAGCCGCGCCAGTCCGTCATCGCCATCATGCCAGGTGGCCTCCAGCACCTCCCCAAAATTACCGCAATCATTCTCGTGTTCAGGCCAGATCAAAGCGACATAGTGGTTATAGTCATAGGTTTCCCCCATATCGATAATCCACTGGCGTTTAATCTCTCTGCCGTCAACGGTATCCCCTTCGGTAGCAACACACAGCCAGTCAGTTTTTAAATGCGACATATCCCCCCTGATTTATTCACCGACGCAGCAAATCAATTATTGCCAAATAAAACCACCACCGCATCACGCTTTATTCTGAATAGTTCGGTTATCACGTATTACCGAACAGACGCGAATTAACACCACCGTTTTTTCATAACAGCCACGGCATAATTATCCGCATGGCTAAATACTCAGAAGAACTAAAAGGCGTTGTCCGCGCACTTTATTTGCGCCGCTATACGCCAAAAGAAATTGCATCAGAATTAAATCTGCCGAATGCGCGGATCGTTTACTACTGGGCTGAGAAATACAGCTGGGCGGATTTACTCAGCTTTGAAAGTACAGAGGAGGCAATTGAACGCCGCTACCAGTTGCTGGCCAGCCGCGATAATAAAACCGATCTCGACCTGAAAGAAATGGACATGCTGATTGCCCATGCCACAAAGCTGCGTGCTCAAAGCAATAAGCATAAAGAAAAAATGGCCAGCGGCCAGAGTAACGGTCAGGCAGCTGCGCGAGACAGCAACAGCGATGAACCGCGCCCCAAACGCAAAAACAGGAAAAACGATATTTCTTCTCTGACTCAGGCAGATTTTGACTCCTGGGCGGAAGAACATCTTTTTGAATACCAGAAACACCTGCGCAGAAACATTGGCCAGCAGGTCAGGAACATCCTTAAAAGCCGCCAGATCGGTGCCACCTGGTACTTTGCATTTGAAGCCTTTGAAAACGCGGTCATGACAGGCGATCAGCAAATCTTCCTGTCAGCTTCCAAAGTCCAGGCGGAATACTTCCGGTCTTACATCGTCAACATTGCAGAGCAGTATTTTGGCATCACGCTGACCGGCAACCCGATCCGCCTCAGCAACGGCGCTGAACTGCGTTTTCTCTCAACCAACAAAAACACGGCACAGTCTTACAGTGGCCACCTGTACTGTGACGAATATTTCTGGGTGCCTAACTTCGCCAGGCTTAACGAAGTGGCCAGCGCAATGGCCACCCATGACAAATGGCGCACCACCTACTTTTCAACGCCATCGGCCAAAACGCACCAGGCTTACCCGTTCTGGACGGGTGAAGAATGGAAACAGGGCAGCAAAAAACGCGCGGCCGCCCAGTTCCCGTCCTTTGATGAAATGCGCAACGGCGGACGGCTTTGCCCGGATGGGCAGTGGCGCTATGTCATCACAATGGAGGATGCCATTGCGGGCGGCTTCAACCTGGCCAACATCGAGAAGCTGCGCAACCGCTACAACACGGCCACCTTCAATATGCTCTATATGTGCGTGTTCGTGGACAGCAAGGATTCCGTATTCAGCTTTTCAGACCTGGAAGCCTGTGGCGTGGAAGTGGACACCTGGCAGGATCACAACCCGGACGCTGCGCGGCCATTTGGAGACAGGCCAGTATGGGGAGGCTTTGACCCGGCACGCAGCGGCGATTTGTCGTGTTTTGTGATTATTGCCCCGCCGATGTACGCCGCAGAGAAATTCCGCGTTCTGAAGGTCATTAACTGGAAGGGCATGAACTTCCGCTATCAAGCCAGGCAGATCGAACTCCTGTTTAAAAAATACAACTTCACCTATCTGGGAGTGGACGTTACCGGCATTGGCCAGGGTGTTTTTGACAACATCCAGCATTTTGCCATGCGCGTGGCCGTCGCCATTCGTTACGACATGAACACGAAAAATCAGCTGGTACTGAAAGCGGCGGACGTGGTGGAAAGTCAGCGTATTGAATGGGACAAGAACCTGAAAGAGATCCCGGCCAGCTTTATGGCTGTACGCCGAACCACCACGCAAAGCGGTAACGCCATGACATTTGTCGCTGACCGCAGCCAGGACACTGGCCACGCAGAGGCGTTCTGGGCAATTACCCACGCCCTGCATAACGAACCACTCAACTACGAAAATAAACCGAAATCCCGCTGGGGTGTAAGGAAAGAGGCTGCATGAGTAAAAAAAACCGCTTCGTTAAGCGCAACCCGCGCGGCGATAAGTCCAAAAAAATGAGCATCATCACATTCGGCAAACCGGAACCCGTCCTGACCACCGGCACGGATTACCGCGACATCTGGTACGACAATGCCGCCGATCACTTTACCCAGCCGATTGACCGGTTGGCACTGGCACAGCTTATCAATCTGAACGGTCAGCATGGCGGCATCATCCACGCCCGGAAAAATATGATTGTGTCTGATTATCTGGGCGGTGGCCTGACTTACGACCAGCTGGAAGCCGCAGCGTTTGACTATACAACCTTCGGGGATATTGCGATTGGCAAAATCCGCAACGGATGGGGGGATGTGATTGCCCTGGAACCTTTACCCGGACTGTATATTCGCCGCCGTAAAGTCAGGGACAACGCCACAGACCAGCCCGGCGATTATGTGGTATTGCAGGACGGTGAACCGCAGGTATGGCCGCAGGAAGATATCATTTTTATCAAGATGTACGACCCGCAGCAGCATATTTACGGGCTGCCCGACTATATCGGCGGCGTACACTCGGCCTTGCTGAACAGTGAAGCCGTCATTTTCCGCCGCCGCTACTACCACAACGGCGCCCATACTGGCGGCATTCTCTACACGCGCGATCCCAGTATGACGGATGAAATGGAAGAAGAAATTGAACAGCAGCTGCGTGACAGCAAAGGTATCGGCAACTTCTCGACCATTCTGGTGAACATACCTGGCGGGGATGGGGATGCAATCAAGTTCATTGAAATGGGGGATATCTCTGCAAAAGATGAATTTGCCAACATCAAAAACATCAGCGCACAGGACATTCTCAACGCACACCGCTTTCCCGCTGGGCTGGCCGGAATTGTCCCGCAGAACACAGCTGGCCTGGGGGATGTTGAAAAGGCGGAAAGGATTTACAAGAAAAGCGAAATAGCACCTATTCAGCGCCGGTTTATGACTGCCGTGAACAACGATCCCGAAATACCGGAACGTCTGCACCTTCACTTTGATTTAAGTTACACAGAATCAACGGATAAGGATGCGGCATGAGGCGAAAAAGGCTAAAATCCAGGCATCATTTAACAGCTAGAGCATGGAATATGCGAGTTCTGAAAATCGAATGCCCGGAATGCGGCTCAAAGGCTGTTATTCGTAAAACAAACCGGAAGCACCGGCAGATTGCGGATATTTACTGCGCCTGTTCAGATGTTGAGTGTGGCCATACGTTTGTGATGAATCTGACGTTCTCCCACACTCTCAGCCCCAGCGCGAAAACGGGTGATATATTGATTAAAACCTTGATTGACCAACTTAGTACTACACAGAAACAGATGGCTTTAGATTTGCTGAATCAAAAAATCTCTTAACTATATTAGGCAAAAATATGTTGAATGATAAAACTTTAATGGAGCTATCCCGTTGTGTTTATAAAAATGCACAGGATTTACTAGATGAAGCGCAACTTTTATTTAATCATAATAAATATGCTCGTGCATACACCCTTTCACACCTTGCCTCAGAAGAATTAGGGAAACTCCCAACCATTCACAGTGCACGAATAAAAATTTTACAAAGTAAAGAAATTGATTGGAAAAAATTCAATAAAATGCTTGAAGGTCATGAGACAAAACTTGGTAAAATATTTTTCTTTGATTATTTGAATTCAGATATTGACCTTATAAGAGATTCCGATCTTATCAAGCATGAAAACAAAATGAAATCAATTAAATCCATTAATAGAATGAAGAATGATTCGCTATATGCCGGTGTATCTAATGGGAAGCCACATATCCCGAATGAGTTAATTACAAGAGATGACGCAAAAAAACAAATAGAAGAATTACTTCATAGATTTCATCTAATAGAAAATTTATGGAAGGGATTTGTTAACACAGAAATAAGTGATTCTCAAGTTGCTTTTGCACAAAAGTTTGAATCTGCGATACTCAATATATTAAATAAAGATGAGAGTGAAAAATAAAAAATTTACACTCTCATGCAGAGAACATAACATTATTGAAAATGATTTTTACAAACTACATCCCTAATCGGTGTAGTTTGTTCTTCCTGCCTAACCATTTTCTGCACTTCTCCAACCAGTTCACCAATCCAAGCCAAAGCGATTGTTTTTTCTCTCTGGTTACTTTCGTACACATGGGCGATTTTGGCCAATAACTCAATGCGCTCGAGCTGTGCCGACGCTTCCAAAAGATCCATTTAGCCCCCACAAGCAACAAATAACTGTATATACATACAGTACACCTTTGAGCACGAATTGTGAAATGTATTTTCCTGTCATCTACTGACAAATTAATGTGTTACACAGATTTGCACCGCTACAACCACCCCGGCCACAGTTCGTGCATTGGCTCGCTTCGTATCTCTTGCAACCGGCCATTACGGTAAATCAATGCCACCTGGCCAAATCTCAAACCACTACCCCTCATGAGAATGGCTATTTCATCGTCAGAACCATCAAAACCCCGGCTGCGCAATTCAAGTTTTAACCGTCTGCGGGTTCCACCCTCCGTACAGTTATTGACAGAACTCCAAGGGGCGGCGTTGCCGCCAGAAAAACCCGCCTTCGCTGACGCTTCGGCCAACTTCGCTACCTTCTGCCACTTCACCTGTCGCGTACATACCGCTGAATCTGGAACCAATGGAGAATAGACACCCTGAACGCGCTGCACGTCCTCTGCGTATTCATTACCCTGCTCAGTGATTTCATAAGCCAGACGAACAACCAGATCACGGCGGGCAACCAGTGCGCCACCCTGCGCCTGGGTATATGCCGCCCAGTCCCCAACATCAGCAGCAGCCAGAACCGCATCCATTCTGCGGTCAGTCAGTACCTGATCACGCAACCGACGCAGCTCACGCCAGACTGTCACCGGCGCACCACCAATCTGCTGAAACTGGCGAATGCGCCAGCGTGAAGCCCATGCAGAAACGGATTTGGCCATATCCCGCAGACTTTCCCCTGTTTCATCGTCCTGCTCACCATCCAGCGCAAATCCATCAATGTTTTTGGATATGTATTTGGCGATATAACCCGTAGCCGAACCTTTAGCGGGATCGATGGCTTCAACATGAAAACGTGCCTTTAGCGCGTTTGGCGTTTGCAGTTCTTCGGAGTCGGTAATTCTGGCGTGATAGCAAAGAATATCGCGCACGGTATCCACGTCACCAGGACGCATAAAAAGCAGCATATGCCAGTGCGGTGTCCCATCATGGTGAGGCTCTACCACACGAAAACCAAAAACATGGATACCTGCACGGGAAATAGCAGCGCGGGCTTTCGCCCATACACCACATAAATAGCGCTGGGTGCCCTGTGGGGTGCAGCCATCCCACTGTGAAACAAAGCCCCCTTTGCTGTGCACCGCATGGAATCGCGATGGCGCGGTGATAGTGTAAAACTCACCGGCCAGCCCTTCTTCATTGGCCATATCTTCAAACCCCCTCATTCTTACCATTAGCTCACAGCGACGGATCGCCGGATTAGCAACACTGCGGTGCACCATGCTGTCCAGTGCAATACGCAGCCCTTCATCATTCAGCAGGTCAAACTTTTTAAAGAACTCAAGGTTCCGCTTTTTCTGATCTATCCATTCACCCAGGGTTTTGCGGGACACATAAGCACTGGCCGCTTTCTGAACCTGCCCCACGGCAATGGCCATATGCTCACGCTGCATATCCCGCGCCCGCTTGAGACGCAGATACCACCATTCAGGTGCCATCATGCGAAGAATCCCGGATTCTGCCTTCCGTGTTTCCAGTTGTCCGCCATTAGCTTCATGTTCTGCCCAGTACGGCGGCTGATTGTTCAGCATCAGGGAACACGTACATAAATGGCGGTAAGACTCCAGCGAACGGCGGCGCAGCTCTGCGGTATCGTCAGTGCTGCCCACAAACTGATCGGTGTAGTCATAAAGTGACTGGGAGATCCAGCCAGATATCTGACCAGCCAGTTTTTTGAGGTCCGGGCGGTCAAGTGACGGCAGTCGCTCCAGCGACTTACCGAAAGGAAGATCAAGTGCATCAGCGGCCAGCTTGTAACGTGCAGCCACTTTACGCAGACGTGGCAATACATTCCCGCCGATAGTTTTGCGCAGGAATGTATTGGCACGGCGACGCCCGTCACGGCCAGCCAGCAGCTTTTCGTAACGGTTGCCAAAATACCCGGCTAACCAGTCGGGTATCTCATGCAGGTACTGGGAACGCCATTCATAATCCTGTGGGTTCACAGCCCACAGGCGACGTTCTGTGATCGTCGCATCTGACGGGGTACCAGGCGCAAAGGTTTCACGCCGCCAGGCATTGACGGCGTGGTGTTGGCTAGGTTCCAGCATATCAATCACGGTTAACCCACTTTAACCGAGTTATCACTGCCATACGGCACCGCCTTTACTGCAAATAGCTGCGGCTTCTTCGCGGATTAACTCAACGATTTCCGTTGCGCTTAATCCTTCATTGGCTGCATGGGTGGCCAGCTTATCCAGACGGGTGGAACACAGATCAGCAGCGGCGGCTTTACCTTCCTGAGTAGCTTTGGTGAGCATGGCCAGCAGGTCGGTGCCTGATTTTGTTGCGGGTAGTTCCTGACGTGTCATGTGCATTTTGGTTTCCTTAAGGCAAAAGAATCCCCGACCACCTAAGTTGTGGCCAAAAAATTCAGGTTGTTAATTAGTGAAAAGCGGGTTTTACAGTGACGGCGGAATGGTTCGGTGCTGGAATAAGGTGCAGCTCGTACGTTGTCCGCCACCACTCCTGGATCAGTGCTTTAATTTCGCCAACACCCAGCGCGCCGGCCGTGTAGAAAATTGCGCGGATTCCGGCCAGCGCTTCAATCTGTGCTTCTTTGCTTTCAGCCTCGCGGTACACGCAGCACCAGAAAGCGGCATTGACTGCCAGCCAGTGACGCGGATTAGTCATGTGCTCAGTGTCATTAAAGAAGAATGGATGCAACGCAATGCGACCATTTTTACTGGTGCTTTTCTCTGCAAATGCTAAAGCGTAGTTATGCGGGACTCCCCACGAAGCCAACTCTGCCCCCAACGATTTACCCTCGACGGAAATAATGGTCATTAGTGATTCCCCTGCTGCTGCAACTTTTGGACGATATGAGGCGCGATAATCATCTGCGGCCCCTGATTGTTATTGATTGGATAAACCCGCTTTATCGGACGGTTCGCGGTACTTTTAGAAAAATCACTGTCACGCAATGACCCAAATCCGTTCATGGTCAGACGCGCGCGGGAAATGCCGCAACGCAGCTGAATCATTGCCCGGTAATCCAGACGTTCAAACAGTTCCCGCCAGCAGCATTTGCTTAAGTGGGCTTTGAATACACTCATTCCAGAATTAACAGCGGCGGCATGGAGAACAACCCCGCGCCACTCCGGTGTTAATTTGTCCCACCAGTCAGCAGCCTCACTGCTGGTATTGAAGTATTTGCGGCGAATCTTTTTAAGCTGATCCAGTCCGCGCTGTTGCTGTTCCTGATTAATTGCCATAACTCCCCCCTATAGCCCCATCAGGCGACACCACCACGGACGGCGCGGTAACTGACCATTAAATTTGTACATGTGGCCAGGATTCCAGCGCTGACCATTAGGTAGTTCTATCCATCCTGTTGAACCACTTGGGCGTTGCATGGGCGGTGATTCATTTTTCAAATAAGAGACAAACGCTTTCATTGTTTCCCCCTCAACGTAACAGTATGATTGCCGGGATATTTAGCCATGCCCGGCGCATGGGCATGCGATCGATTACCGGAGGATCTGGCAAGACAACCCGGTTCAATATTCAACCGCACATAGGAGCTACAAAAATGGCCGACGATGACGACAACAAATTTCATCGACTTCACAAACCCGCACCTGCGCCAATGAAAGATCAAAGCGATAAAGGTGAGAAAAAACAGGAATAAACGACTATGAGTGACCAGCCAGCCTCTGACCTGAAATTTCAGGCCACCTACTGCTATTACCTTGAAGTGATGACCGAAACATTCAACCGGCGCACTGATAACCTCATGAATTTTTTGCTTATCCTTACTGGAGGACTTACTAGCGTCGGCGTTCAGTTCGGCTGGCTGTGCGGTATTCTCGCTGTCATTTTTTCTGCCTACCGGGTGGCATATAAACCCGCCGATAAAGCAGCCTGTGCTGATGCCCAAAAAAAGCGATACTCCCGATTGCTTAGTGATATCCATACAGCAAGTGATGCTGAAATCGCCAGACGTCTGGATGAGCTCGAAGAATTCGACAGTAACGCTCCGACCTCCCTCTACAACCCCGCAAGAAACAGAGCTTCTATCGAACTTCGCCGCGACATTGAACCGCTGACGAAGTTTGAAAAACTCATGGCTTTGCTGGCGGGTGGTATTCCTAAGTAATTGCATAACAATTTCTTCTATGGTCACGGCGCTGTTATAGCGCCTTGTTCACATCAGGCCAGTGGCGTTAGCTGTCACCAGATCCACTGCTGCGGCCAGAACAGGCGCAGACTGGATACGGCTTTCAACGGTATAAGCCAGCACGGATAAACTACGGATTGCATCGCGAGCGCGATCCAGAATTTGTGTACGGCGGGCGGCGGTCATATGACCAGTTGATACGGCTTCCCCAGCAATTGCGCCCACACAGGCTGTGGCACTCAGTGCGCACAGCTGCATGTTGCCTTCTGTGGCATTGTTCACCGGTACGGATGGAAGGCAGTTAATCTGTCCCAGCATTCCATCCAGTAAACGCGCATCTTCGGTGAAATCCGTAATGGCTAAAAGCTCGTCACAGGTTAAACGGTGCGGCTGTGCTGGATTCAATTTGTTGCGCAGGATCTGCGGCCTCATACCAACGGCTGCGGCTACATCTTCCAGATTGTGTTCAATTGCAAATGCTCGGCAAGCCGCATCAAAGTGAGCATGTTTAGAGGTCTGGTAATCAAACATTGTTTGCCTCTCCCTAATCCGTAGGATGAATTACGCATTAAGCGAAATATTACATTCGCTTAAAGCCTGAATGGTGAGCGCGGCCATGTTGACTTCGACCAGGCCTTTCTTTTGCTTACCCTTCGGCTTGATAGGTAATTTCCCGTATTCGATCAGGTTCCTAGCTGTTTCTTTGTTAGTACCAGTACGGCGGCAATACTCGTCTAAAGGCAGGTATGGTTCTGGGATGATGATTGTAATGTTTGGACGCATAAGGCAAACTCCACAAGTTAACCTGTACGGCAATACAGGGTTATATAAGGCTGCATTCGAAATGTGGAGCCAGATTAATTCGCGTTTAGCGAAGTGTCAATCACAATTTCTCGAATCGAGAATCACGGATTCGCTATGAGCACATTCAAAATTGATCTGAACGTTGACAGCACCCCGATTCTGGATCGGGTGATCGAGGCTTACGGATTTACGCAGAAGTTACAGCTTGCAGAACATCTAGACATGGCTGCTAGTTCTCTATCATCTCGCTATAAGCGTGGAGTTTTTCCGGCAGATATTGTCGTTAAATGTGTAGCCGAAACAGGCGCTAATCTGGAATGGTTGGCTACCGGACAGGGACGTAAATTTAATGATGATGAATTAGACATACTCAAAGTGCCGCGCAGCAAGATTGTTGATGGCCAACTCTATGACGCTGGCACACTTATGCTTGATAAAATTACATTCCTGCCCGGCAAGCCATTACCGCAACAACCAATGTGCGTTCTGGATGGCATTGTCCAGTACATTGTAGATCAGTCTTATTCTGAAGTTTATGACGATGATTGGCTGGTTGAAGTTGAAGGGAAAACAAGCATCCGCACTCTTACACGGATTCCAGTACGAAAAGTAAGAGTTAGCGGTGTAGGTATGGCATTTGACTGTAGCATTGACGAAATTAATGTGCTCGGCCGCGTATTGCTGAAAATAACTCAATAGAGATTCGAGGCGAGCTTTAATTAAACATAGTTCGCCTGATTTGACTGTGAATAGAGATATCTAAAGGGACTTTTTCAATGAATGAACATATTAAGCAAGCATTATCGAATTACATCATCGAAGACAACCCTGGCTATGCCGTAATGATCACTGGCAGGTGGGGTACAGGAAAGACCTACACCGTAAAGAATTTTTTCCCTGATAATGACATCTATTATATTAGTCTATATGGGCTATCATCTGAAGCAGAAATTTACGCGACCCTGTTTGATGTGATGAATCCCGATAAAAAAAACATTAAAAGGATATTTGATAAATTTAAGGCATTTGAAATAAATGCTTTTGGGGTAAAAGTCACCCCAGTCGTTATGCTTTCTAGTTTTTTCAATCTATCAGAGAATAAAAAAAACATTAGGCAAAAAATCATAATCTTTGATGATCTTGAACGCTGTAATTATGAACTTAATAATACGTTAGGAATAATCAATAGATATGTTGAGCATTTTGGCTGTCGTGTTATAGTTTTATGCAATGAAGAAGAACTAGACGATAATATATCTAAAATCAAAGAAAAATTATTTGGATTAACGTTAGCAATTGAGTCAAATGTCCAAGCTGCTTTTGAGTCATTCACAAATAAAAGCACATATCATGATTTCAAGAAAAACTTAGGGCAATTGGTGCAGGAAATATTCAAAGCATCAAATCATTCATCTTTAAGAATTCTAAAGCATGTAGTAAACGATTGTGTAAAATTGTACTCATTACTGGATGAAAAGCACAAAAAAAATAACGAATGTATATTCGAAATTTTCACAGTATTTATAGCATTAAATATTGAGGCAAAAGCTGGATTTCTTTCAGAAAAAGACCTAAACCAACGCTTTTTACAGTCAGTAATGGCACAGGACGCTATTAAGAATAAAAATGAAAGTGAAATCCCACCAATTGTTAAGATTGACATAAAATATCCTTCAATTGCAATAACATCAAGCACCGCAATGTCAGAGAGAGATCTAGCCGACACCATTTTCAAAGGTGTTTTCAACAAGAAAAACATATGTAAGTCAATAGATGAAAGTAAATTTTTTATTAGCGAGGCTAATATCCCAAGCTGGAGAATAATATACAATTATTATTCAGTCGAGGATGATAGATTATATGATGCAATTACGCGAATGGAAAATGAATTTCAACACAGGTTAATCGATAACACTGGATACATGTTGCACATGTTTCATTTGCGGTTGCTTCTATCTTACATGGATGAAATAGAAGAAACATATGATGAAATAGAACGTCAATGTAAAGAATACATTGACGACCTATATTCACAAAATAGAATAGCTCCTTCAATTGATGATGAGCACTCTATCTCAAGTATTCTTCACGCATATGAGAGCTATCAGTACTGGGTTCAACCAGAGTACGAAACAAATAGTAGAAACATAAAAAAACATCTTCGACAAATACAAAAAAAAGCATTTCAAGATCAACTACCAGCATTACAACATGAGCTTTTGAATTTGTTAGGACATAATCCTCAAAAATTCAACTCTCTCATTTGCTACAATTACCAAACACCAGCAGAATACGCTTCAATAGAAATATTACATGGCATTGCAATTGATGATTTTTCGGAAACATGGTTATCATTGCCAAAAAAAGAGCGCATGCTGGTTAAGCAAGCCCTAATAAATAGATACAGCCATGGTAAAATCAACTCATTTCCAAATGAAAAAAACTGGTTGCGAGATATTATAAAATATATTGACATGCTAGCTGAAAATGAAAAAGGATTGAAAAGATTCCAAATTAAAAGCTATGTTGAAGGCGAGCTTAGAGGTCTCGTAAATGATTAATTTTTATATTTGATTACTATTCTTATTATACAGAGGTGGTTGAATTTTATGGCAGTAAGAAAATTATCCTCCGGCCAATGGATCGCCGACTTCTACACCGTCAACCGCAGCAATGGTAAAAACGGGAAGCGTATACGTAAAAAATTTGCCACTAAGGGGGAAGCCCTGGCATTTGAGAATCACACGCTTCAAAAGGTTGATAGTGCGCCGTGGTTAGGTGAAGGGAAAGATAAACGAACTTTAATCGACCTGATTACAATGTGGTATGAGCGCCACGGCGTAGCTCTGCGCAACGGTCAAAAGCGTAAAGACGCAATGACCTGGGCGGCTGAATGTATGGGGTTTCCGCTGGCCACTGAGTTTAATGCCCAACTGTTTACAGCATACCGCGCCAAAAGGCTTGAAGGGCATTATGCCCGTACTAACCGTGTTTCTAAGGTTTCACCTAAAACAATGAACCTTGAACACGCTTATTTTCTGGCTATGTTCAATGAGCTGAAACGGATCGGTGAGTGGTCAGCCCCTAACCCACTGGAGAACGTCAGACAGTACCGCACAGATGAAACTGAAATGGCATTTCTCACTGCTGAAGAAATTGATCGGCTTTTACTGGAATGCAAACGCAGCAAAGTAAGCTACTTAGAGTTAGTCGTAAAAATCTGTCTGGCGACTGGCGCAAGGTGGAATGAAGCGGCAACACTCAAAAGCGCCCAGATAGCTGGCGGAAAAGTCACCTTCATAAAAACAAAAGGGAAAAGGAATCGTACCATTCCCTTAGATGATGAGCTTCTGTCTGAACTACCTGAAACAAAAGGCGCTTTGTTTCCAAAGCCCTGCTATAACGCCTTCCGTTCTGCTCTGGAACGCGCTGGCATTGAACTACCAGCAGGTCAGCTTACCCATGTACTACGCCATACATTTGCCAGCCACTTTATGATGAACGGCGGCAATATACTGGTTCTGCAAAAAATCCTCGGTCATGCCGATATCACCATGACAATGCGTTACGCGCATTTCGCCCCAAGCCACCTTGAAGAAGCTGTGCGACTTAACCCCTTAAAATGTCGCAAAATTGTCGCGACAGCTTAGAAATACTGCCGAATACTCACGAATATTAACTAACGTAACTTATTGATAACACTGTAAGTTATTGTTTTTCGTAGATAGTTAATGCTTTATAATATAGCCTGTGCTATATCTGTATATAATAAAGACATCCCTCAAGGACTGATGGGATTGTGAAGTCAGGAGGTTTACATGAATGAATTTAAGAGGTGCATACGCGTGTTTAGTCACTCTCCCTTTAAAGTACGGTTGATGCTGATCTCTATGCTGTGTGACATGATTAACAGCAAACCAGAGCAGGATAAACCTTCAGAAAAATAA